CGTGTCGCCCTCGAGCAATGCCCACGAATAGGTATAGGGCGAGGTGCCGCCAGTCGGCGTGACCGTGGTGCTGTTGGTCGTCGCGCTTGAGGTCTGCACGATCTTAACCAACGTCGCAGGGCTGGCCGATGCGCTAAAGACGGTGCGCGTGATCGACACGCTAACGTCAGCCGTTTTCGTGGCCGCAACGTTATCGGTTACGGTGCAGCGGAAAACCGCATTGTAGGTGGTGCCGCTGGCGAGACTCGTGCCGGTGAAGGTGCTGGTCGCCGAGGATGCGCTGTCCGCCGAGATACTGGTCGATCCGCTTTGCCGTGTCCACGCGTAGGTATAGGGCGACGTACCGCCGACCGCAGTGGCCGTAGCAGATGCCGTGGTGAGGCTCGCGCTCGTGCCCGAGGTGGTAAGGCTGCTAGGCGATACCGACAGCGACAGCGCACTCGGCAGTGATGCTGCGCCCGCTGGCACGCCATTGACCGGCGGCTCTGGATCGGACACGCCGCCATCTGGTGTGCGGATCTTGACCCAGTAGTAGCGCGTGGTGGTGTCGGTCTTGGCTATGAATACGTTAGTCGAGATGCCCGTCCAGACCTTCGTGGCCGACGAGAATGGGGTCTGCGAGGTGTACTCATAGAGATCATATTGCGAGCCGAGCGGCACGACGGCAGGCGCAGACCACGAGAGATAGATGCTGCTCTCGAGCGTGGTGACGGTAAGGTTCGTCGGCGGGCTTGGCTCGTAGATGTCTGGGGTCGGCGTGGTAACGCTCGTCGGTGTCAGATAGTCGGTCGTCAGCGGATCGTTCCAATCCGTAGACGCTTCCTCGCGCAGCACTAACTCGATTGCGCCCATAGGGTCAAACTGCCAGCCCTCGCAGCGCACGGTCTTGTTCGTCCAGCCAATCTCCGAGAACGTCACCGTGCCGGTTTCAAACGGCAGAATGCCAAAGGCACTCATGCCGCATTTAACCGTGGCGACTTGCCCGTTGCGGCTGCGGCGCGAGAGAAGGATGGCGTGTCGCTGCGCTTCGTACTCGTTCGTGCAGGCTGCAAAGTCGGTCTCTAGCCACATCTGCTCGCCATCGGCAGAGACGTAGGACGTATTGATAACCGGCTGGTACTCCATCGCTTGCCAGTTGCGGTCTTTGTTCACGAACTGCCCGCGCACCGAGTTGTAACGTTGGTTATACGGATACGCGGTGACAACCGAGATGCCGCCATTCACGAGATCACCGTCCGTGAGCGTGAAGGCAGAGGCCGACCATGCGCCAGCATAGATGCGCCACAATCCGCCCGAGTAGTAGCACACTCCCGCCATCGCTTGCGACAGCACCCGTATGTTATCCTCGAACCTATCGGTCGCGGTCAGTGCGACGTTACAGGTGTATCGCTTCTGCGTTGCAGACGCTGGTAGGTTTACGGTCTCGTCGCAGATGTCTGCCGCATCCATCACCTTCAGCCAGTCGATGCGGGTATCGTCCTCGCCAAGTCCAAGCGAGTCGTCGATAAGATAGTCGGCGAGGCACAGCGCGGGGTTCGTCGAGTACGCCCATGTCGTTGGGTCTGTAACCCGTTGCGATCCGCTGCCACCGCTGCGAGTAGAGTCGAGCCGTGGGTCGTAGACCTTGCGCCCTTGTACCAGCAGCGTCAGTTCCGGCTTGCCGGTTCTATAGGTCTCCTCGTCATACTTGAATGTTAGTGCAACATAGGCGATGCCTTTGCCAGCGTGGGCCGCTGTCCACTGATCTGGCTTTGCCGCTGCTAACTTATAGTCTACGGTCTGCGTCGAGGTGCCAGTGTATCGACGCACCCACGCCTTGTTAGCGTATGTGCCGGTCGTCACCTTGCCGTCGTCATCGGTTCCGCTGATTGCCGAGATCGTGCCAATGGCCTCACGATTGAAGTAGACAGTGCCGAGTTGATTGCACTCGTGACCCGCAATGGCAAGCACTTGGTGCAGATACTCGTTGGTCGTGCCGGAGGTCATCGGCGGAATGACATTGATACCGGACGCAAGTATCTCCCCATAAATAATTCGACGAGGTTCTAGCGTGCCGCTATATTCAACGTCTGCGGCTTGTTTATTTATACGCGGCTTGCCAGATATTGCTTCTGTTACTTTATTGATAGCGATAGTTGTTGCAATGGTGATAACTGCTTTACCGATTGCAGTTTTTGCAAACGAACTAAAAGCCAGTTGCAAGCCTTTGATGATTGTTCCTACGTCTGCCACTTATGTGCTCCAGTAAACAATCACACAGGAATAAGAAACATAACTGATGCCATCGGTAGTCTTAACCGCGATATCAGAGCCGACACATATTCCTAGTGCTTCAAGATTGTTGTGCTTTATCAAAGCAACATCTCCACGCATAGGTCGCCCGTCTGTTTTATGAGGGCCGATGAATGTATCGACTGCCGCAGCGATGCCGCCCGACTGCGCGATGTAAGCCTGTGCGGTAGCCTCGTCATGATAACGAGACGCGAGACTAGTGGCGTGTTCCGTGTCGCAGATCACATCAACTGCACGCGCCACGAACAGGCAGCAGTCATTCTCGCCCCACGAAAACTGACGGCTAGAATTGGCTGCGATGTGCTCGTACAGTTTGCTAGCCCAGTCATGCCTACGCATCAGACTTTCTTAACCTCTCGCTGCTCTGCAGGATTTGGCTGACGAAGTCCGCCGCCATAGGTTGCATCGCGTGCGCCCCACTTGCCTATAAACCCTTGGATCGCATACATCAGATCGAAGAACCGATCACCGCTATATGCGAGTTGCTGGTCTTCGTCCGTATATCGAGCGATGCGTGGCTCACGTCGCAAACGATGTTCGCAAGTCAATTCAATAATTGCCACGCCGTTATTGATCTTAAAAACCATTTGGTTCATTCGCCCTTCCCAGATGGGCTCGGGCGTGGCGATAAGTGCGCCGGTGGTTTGGCTTACGAAGCCGAGATACATGGTCACATCGCGGTTTTGATATACCTCGGTCATCGTCGGCACAACAAATGTTGAGTCAACACCCGACAGCGATAACTTGATGCCACGTGCCACGATGTCGATATTTTCGTCGATGATGTCAACGCCAGCAAACTGACCCGCGCCGAGATAGTCGTTACCGCCAAACGATAACGTGCCGGAGCCGTCGTGTACCCGTACCATGCCGGAGGCAAAGTCGAGATCGGCCAGAACGACAACGGTCACCGATAGTTTGTCGGCCTCTGTCTCGTTAGTGGCAGAGACGAAACGACTCATGTGATGTCCTCAACAAAGGACAGCGTGACATCGGAAATGATGCCGGGCCGAGTACCCATAGACGTTGATTCATCTGCCACGATGAACCGGCCCATCGGCGAGCGGAAGATCACTGGCGCATTGTTGGCCGGAGACGTTCGCAGCGTAGGCTCGAACATCAGAAAGCCATTGCCAGATGAGTCGGAATTGAGGTCAGCGGTCATGCGCTTGAGTTCGCCATTGACTTCGAACCAGTCGCCCGCCTTTGCAAGCCCGTTGGTCGATGTCGGCAGGCCGTCGATGATAAGCGTGCCGCCTGTCTGCGATGCGCCGTTGACCAGCGCACAGCGAGCCGAGGATACCCACGAGAGAAACTGGAAGTCGCCCGCAGCGCGTCCCGAAATGTAGTCGTAGAAGGACAGATGCGTGCTCGTGCCAGATGCTGTGAAACTGTCCACATACATTCCGGCCGACGTGCGCGTTGCGCCGTTTAGAACATCTGTTGCACCTTGCGACGTACCAGCCTCCATCGAGGCTCTAGCGTTGCCCTTACCAGCGGCCAAGAGCATCCGTATCGCGTAAGGAGCACTCGCAACAGTAGTAGCGGCAGACTGATAAACATAACGGTCGCCAGTAACGCCAGTGCGAGTGAGGCGCAAACCAAGATGGCTATCAGCCGAAAGGACGAGTTCAGCATTGCTGGAACTGAATCCAGTTGTATTTGAAACTGCTGCATTGTTGGTCAGTAACTCTGGGCAGGAAAAAGAACCGGAGAGGGTATAGGCGGGATCGGTAAGCCACACGCGATTGGCACGGCCTCGCAGGATAGCGATCAGCGACATCAGTCGTCGTCGCTTCTGATCCGACACGCTGCGAAAGGTCATCCGCACGCCCCAGCGAGTGCCGGGACGCGACACGGTACGCACTGCGCCAGAGAGCGGCGATGCGAACACTGCCGTACTGTCGAACAGGCTCCACTCTACATCCGACGCAACGAGGTCGGGCGGCAATACATAGTCTGTCATCGGCCTATCCCATAGCGTCTGTCGAGTTCGTCGAATATGCGCCGGTTATTCTCCGCGAGGATACCCGGCAGCGCATCTTGTAGATCAGCACTCGCACCGCGAGCGTCGATATTGTAAACCGGCGAGACGGTGACGCCGCCCATTTTGTTATTGGGCACGATGTTGCCAGAGGTGCCAGGCACGAACATCTCCGGCCCGCGCTCGCCGACCAGATACGGGGTGCCAGCAGAGACCGATCCGCCCATTGCGCGTGGAATAAGCGCACCGGCCAATGCCCCAAGGAATCCGCCCTTACCAACGAACCCTCCGAACAGCGATTGCAAGATGGTCGCTGCTGCGGCCTCTGCTATAGCGCGTCGAATGAAGTTTAAGAAACCAGCGAGCATACCCTTTAGCCCATCTTTGAATGGATCAAAAAGAAAGTCTGCAAAACTCGATTGAATGTTTTCTGCTGCTGCCTTGGCAAACTCCTGCATCTGATCGGTTGCTTGCTTAAATTTTGGTACAAATCTTTCGCCAGTTACTTCAACGCCGGGGAGAATTTCATCAAGAATTTCAGAAAGCCTTCTCGATTTTTCTTCCGCACTTACAGTAGACGCTTCTATTTCTGCTTGTGCTTTATAAAATTCACTAGCCGTTTTCTGAATAGATGTTCTATTTCTTTCTTCAAAACTGGCTAACAAAGATTCCATTGCGCCAGTTGTTTTTCGAGTTGAAGTTATCTTAACTTCCTGCAATGTTTTGAATAATGCTTCTTCTCTAATTAAAGCATCAATTCTTTCTGCATCTGCTTTTGCTTCTGCAGAAGCAAGTCCGTCTACTAATGTTAACTGATTTCTTAATGCAGCAATTTCTGAATTTATAATCTCAACGCTTTTAACGCCACTCGGCCCTGCCATAGCAAATTGACCAGCAAGCATTGTTTTATTTGCTATTTGTCCTCTGATTATTGATGCTGCATCTGCGGCTGTTCCACCAGGGCCAAGTGCGCCGAACGCAATCAGTTCTGATCGAACAAATTTTATAAACCTTGCCGCCTGTTGTATTGCTTTGGCAAAACCTACGACTAGAGCATTCGTAAATGCCTCTGCTGCAGATATAAGTGCAGGGTCTTTTAATGCTCTATTAAGTTCTAATAAAGCACGCTGACCTTCTTCTGTTTTTTTTGCTGCTTCGGTTATCTTTTGAAATGAACTAATTATCAAACCTCCGGTTAAAAAACCGAAGGCAAGATTAACTGTTCTAGCAGTAACCTTTGCAACTCGCTCTATTGACTTCATACCGCGCAATGCGGAGTTAATCGCAACTTGCGTGCGGTCAACCGCTGTGAGGACTACTTGTGCTTGCGCCATGATTTCTCCTGCTCTTCCGCTTCCAACTTACAGGCCGCCAGAAGATGGTAGAAGTCGCTCTCTGTCATCTCAAAAACTTGCTCGGGGAGGACGTGCAGCCGTAGCGCGAGAGCATAAATCGCTCGGAGATGCCCGTCCTCTATTAGTTTTTTTCTGCGTCCTCAATGCTTGGAACTGGGGTGTTCATGGCCGACACGATCTCCGCGATAACCTCGGGATCGTAGTCATTCATCAACTCCATGCGCTCGGCTTTGCTGAACAGACGCTTGCCCTCGATATCCCTAGCGCGAACGATCAGCGTGATCGCCATCGCCTCTAGGTCTAGCACGGTTTCGTCGCCTTTCTGCTTTGCCAGCATAAAGATTTCACGACGCTCGGCGAGCGTCATGTCCGGCCAGAAAAACACAGTCGTTTTCCAAGCCGGCACAGGTATCGCAACGAGCGTCTCCGGCCTGCGCCGTTCAGCGAATTGCGATTTCGCCTGTTCTTTCCAGTTCATAAGTCCTCGCTATATCAAGAGGTGGCAGCAGTCAGAGCACCGTTGCCGATGAAGTTGAAGGTTACTTCCGTGATCGCACCACGCTGCACATTGCGTGTGATCTCGGTCACGAGAGCGTTTCCGCTGTAGCGCGTATCGCCACTGTCCACGCCCTCTGGCGCGAGCACGAGCGAAACGTTAGCACCAGGAGCCAGAGCGATCTGGCCAGTGGTGTCCGTCTCGTCCCAGAATGCCGTCACAGAGCCGTTCCATGAGGTGATCGCGGTCACGTTGTAGGTCTTTGCCGTATCCGAAAGGGTGGTGTCCTCGGCGTATTCCGCCGTCGCGGTGAACGAGAAACCCGTCACCTCGGCGACAGTGTTTGCGCCAACCCGAACCACGCCTTCCGAGCCATGATGATTTGCCATGTTTTATCTCCTTACGAAATGATAGTTCCTGCGTCTGTCTCCGCAGTCCGGTAAGACACACGGAACTGCATCCTCGCCGACCCTATTGGCGCATCGCCGCTAAAGTCTAGCGTTACTTGCGTGTCGCTTAACACGCAATCCTTTACCACGCCGCCGAGCGTATTGTCCGCTCCGATGGCGTTCTCGACTGCCTCGCACAATCGGTCGAGGCGGTCGTCTAAATAGTCAGAGTCTCGCGCCACGCATTCGACGACAAGATTTAATTCTCGCTCGAACTTGCGCGGGTATGTCAGCGTGGTCTGCGGAATCGCCTCGGCATTGGTGTAGACCAGTGCCATTGATACTGTGTCGGCAGGGATCGGATAGACCCGCGACTTCGACACCGTATCGGCGACCGCTGCGGTTTGCAGTACCGAGACCACGGCATTGCGTACTTGTGTGCGTGCGTGTGCCATCAGTTGCTCACCTCAAGCAAGATGAAGCCGCCGTTCTCCAGCAGCATATTGGAGTTGTCTTGCAGCAGCAGATTGTTAACCGTTGCGATTTCCAACTCGGTCATGTATTCCAGATGCAGCACGGTCATACCCGTGCCGTCTGCGCGAAAGTTCCGAACCGTGTAGTTCCGGCAGTCGATAATCACGAAATCGCCGACCACCGGCTTGCACGGCAGCGTTGCCGTGGGAATGGTCAAGATCGGCGTGCTGCTTGCGAATTCGACCTCGGAAACGTCAACGCCTTGGTAGTTGTTGTCGAATATGCCGACAATCGGAAACCGCGTCTTGCGGTTTTGGTACACAGCAGATGTGCCCCAATCCGTCGAGGCCACCATCGACAGTCGATCAAATGCGCTCTCGAAACTCATGGCGCAGACAAGCCCGTTGTGATTTCGAGCACGAGCACAGTCATGCCTGTGCCATCTGCTCGGAAATTGCGAACGTTGTAGACCTCTTCGTTGTAGTAGACCTTATCGCCTTGCAGCGGCTCAAAGGGCAGCGCAGAGGTTGGCAACGTGATCTGCGGCTGATCGCTGGCAAACTCTGGATCGGCGACATTCACGCCTTGATAGTCGCTGTCGAATATGCCGCGCATGGTATAGCGCGTGCCTTGGTTCTTGTAGATAAATGTCACCGCCGCATCCGATACAAATGCCGAGCGGTCGAATGCGCTTTCAACTGGCATACGTCACGCTCCACATTTCGCTGGTTGAGGTCGGTCCAATCAATCGCACCGTCCCGCTGAAGGTCTCGCTAAACAGTCGATGCCACTCCGGGTATGGTCGCGCAGAAGGGTGTAGGTTCACCCCGTCCCACCATGTAGGGTAGTCGGCTGCGGCAATGATGATCGTCCCACGGCAGACCCGCTCGAGTTCTCGCAGCCCCGGCACGATGTCCGGTTCCAGAATGTGCTCGATTACATCGATGCAAGTCACTACGTCGAACGACTTGTCGTAAAAAGGTAGGCTCGTGATGGTGGCGTTTTGCACATTGCCACCACACAGTTCCGGCACCGCCTCCGTGCCTATAACGGGATTAAAGCCCATTACAGCGGCCTCGCGGATCAACTCACCCCTGCCACAGGATACGTCCAGAAAAGCCCCCTTATAGGCTCTCAAAGCGGCACGGACGGGGTGCAGTCTATCGTCGGCCATCGCGTAGTGCGGATAGCGACTATAGACGTCGCGGTACTTTTCAATCTCCTTTGCGCGGTCGTCCACGTTTCGGCTGCTCTGGCTGGAAGATAGACGGGCGGCAGTACTCGACCGCCATGCCACGGCCCACAAGCCACTTTCCAAAGGTCGGGTCTACTACGACCACCCGGCCACGTTCAAGCGTTTGCCCGTTGTAAAGACGGGAGCGGATCATCTCGACTTTCATAATCCTTGAAATACCTGTGTTAGACAGCCAGAAGCCACTCGTACTCGTTCGGGTTCTTTCATGTAGTCCCGAACCTTGATCCATGCTTGCACGTTGGAGATACCATCCTCGACGCGCAGATCGCCTAACTTGCTGTGCCAGTACCGCCGGTTGCTCATGTAGTTGTCGCAGCCGCAGATGTATATCTGGTCGAAGCCCATAAATCCAGCGATCCACGTTGCAGTGCCGCCGGAGAATCCGAAGTCGGGACAGATGCCCGACCAAATATCGCACGCATCCTTGTGGTGCGAAATCACTGGCGCATGATCTTTCAACAACGGCCAGAGTTCTTTGTCTTGGTAAACAATGTAATCAAGAGAGAGCAGGAGAGCGTGCTGATTGACTCCAACCAACACGCCCCCCTGCAATAACAGTGGCTGCACCGCCTTGATGTCTTCCACCAAGGACGGGCCACCACCGAGGACAGCGCAACGCTGTCCCCGATGGCGACCCTCCAATGCGGCTAGATCAATCACTCTTAGGTCGTGACGATCTCGTTGCACTCGGCGAACGACTCGGGGTGCCGCACGGCGAAGTCGCAATCGTGGAACGCCACGACGCGCACCGTACCGGCATTCGAGCCGCTGTACTGATCGACGAGGATGTCGATACCCGACCACTGGCCGATGAGCAGATCGCTCCACACACCAAACATCATGGCCGAGAGGCTGGAACCCGAACCCTTCGTGAGGTTCGAAGGAACCTGCTGCGAAACGTAGATCGGGTAGCCGTACAGGTTCGCCATATCCGGGCCGAGGATGAAGTTGCCTTCCACGCCGCTCGACTGCCGAGAGGTCGTGGAGAGTTTCGCCTTCACCTGTCCGTTCGTGAGGAACGCCGCAGAGCCGGTCAACGCGTTGTCCGTCTCCACTTCCTTCACGAGGTTCACAACCATCGCCCAAGTCGGCGCAGCACCGTTCGTGCCGAGCGTCACCGAGCCAATGCCCGACGTGTTGAGCACGCCGGTCGGCTTGTTGCTGCCCGAGCCAGCGACCGCAGCACCGTCCATCGCCACGGCAATCGAGGTAGCCAAGTCATTGCGGACGAGGTTCTCGATGTCGAGCGACGACTGGAGCATCAATCGGCGGCTGATGTCAACGTAGGCACCGAGGGTCTTCGGCGACATCGTGACTTGATCGAACGCCGGAGCGTTGGTGCTCTCCGTCGGTGCGCTGTTCTCGGCGACCCAGTAGGCCGAAGAAGCCGAGGTCTTGCGCGGGATGGCGACGTTACCGTTGAGGCCCGTGAGGAACTGCGCGCCGAGGGTGTTGAGCACCATCTTGTTACGCAGCACGTCGATGAACGACGCAGCCAGCAGATCGGTCGCAACGAGGTTGCCCGCCTTCGCCGTGCCAGAGGCCGTCGAGGTGGTCAGATCGCGCTTCCCGTAGAGCACATCGACCGGAATCAGGAGACCGCGCGAGGTGCGGCCTTCCTTCTTCGCGGCGGCTTCGGACACTTCGAACTCGAAAGCCGCGTCCTCTTGGGCACGACGATCCTGCGGGTTCGACAGAGCCTTGATCGCACGGACGAACGAGAACGAGCGCACTTCCTTATCGGAGAGGCCGACCTCGTGGTCAACGTTCAGCGGCTTGGAGGCCACCTTGTCGAGCAACGCGCCACGGAACTGCTCGATCGAGGCTCCGTCACGAATCGCCGACTCGCCGAACTCGCGATGGTTGTGACGCGAGGCCAGATCCATAATCGCCGAAACGCGGGCGCGTTCGGCCTTTGCTGCATCCTCACGGACGCTGTTGATTTCGTCAGACATTTTTGTCTCCTTGACAATGATTTTAGGTTCGGCAACCGGCGCAGTGTTGATCGCACGACCAACGCCGACGCTGGTATCTGCCGGGATAGATACGATACTGATTTCGAGCGGCATCCAACTGACTGCGCGGAAAACCTCCCGGTCTCCTTGCTTTCCGTCCGATACCATCTCGCTGATAACGTAACCGACAGACACGTTTGACCGTATTCCATCCTTTACGTCCTGCCAGATTTCCTCGGCTCGCGCACTTTTCCCAAAGCGCACGACAGCCCGCGCCACGCGGTCTGCTCCGAGGCTGATCTGCTCCACGACGCCGACTTGATCGGCCATCTCGTGATCCACAAGCAGCGGCGCACGGCCACTGCCAATAAACTCCATGTCGATTGAGCCGGGCGAGTGATCGAGTATTTCCATTCCCCAGCCACGGTCTACCGCCATCTCGCTCGAGAAGGCTAACGTCGCACGACGCTGGTCTTCCATGATGGACGCACGCTCAAAGATCGCCGAGCGGAATACACGCTCGGTCGGCCCCTTGCGCTTGGCAGGGCCAGCGTAGTCCTCTTCATACGGTTCGTTGCCGTACATATCCTTGGGACGCTCGCCCTCGGCGAAGATTTCCTCGCCATCTTCGGCGGCTTCTTCCAGCGCCTCGATAGCCTCGTCCGCTTCCTCGCTTTCGTCCATGTCGTACTCCGACTTGGCGAATGTCACGGTAACGGTTGCCTCGTCCTCGACGACAGCGACGACGTGCCTTGTTTCTACCTTGTCCATATTTCGTCCCTCATCTTCGCGATCCAGTTCCGCGCTTTTTCGATTAGCCCAACTCTGGCCGGGGTCTCCGCCCCAGAGTGCCCACGCGATACGCCCTGCGGACGGGTAGCCCTCTTCGCCCGGACGGAAGCCCTCGGCTTCTTTGTCGATTTCGTGTCTTGCAAAGTAACTCACCATCCTTCGGATCGTTTCGGGCGAAAGATTCGCTCGATTCTTAATGTCCCGAGCACGAGCCACGCCGACCTCTGTGCCGCCGCGTCCGAACTCTTCGCGCCACTCTAATCCGCGAGCGGCCTCTGCTGCCATTGCCTCTGTTGGCTTTGTGTCAACAGCCATTACTCAAGCCTCAAGAACGATTCCGCCGTGGTCGTCAATGTTAAGGCTACCACACGAACCGTGCCGTCGCTGCCTTTGACCTTGATCGTGAGCGTGGAATTGTCGGTCAACTCAAACACCATGTCGCCGTTGCTGCTCGGCGTAGCCGATGCTGCGGGTTGAATGGTTACCGCACTGGAGTTTTGCGTCGACATTGTGCCGAGGCCACTGACTGCGGTGTTTGCAATCGAGATGGCCGTGTTCGATGCGGCAGTCAATCGACCCTGCGCGTCTACGGTGAATGTCCCAACTTGGGACGCCGAACCGTAGGATGCTGCCGTCACTGCGGTATTGGCGAGCGAGATGGTGCGGTTCGCAGACAGATCGCCGCCGCCGCTCAATCCCGTGCCAGCCGAGATGGTCGTGGCGGAGGCCGCAGCACCGAGAGCGGTCAAAGCCGCGCCCGCTGTGGTCGATCCTGTGCCGCCGTTCGCAACGGCAAGCGTACCGGCCAGCGTAATGGTGCCGCTGCTTGTGATCGGGCCACCGGAGGTGGTCAGCCCCGTGCTGCCGCCCGAGACATCAATGCTCGTGACCGTGCCCACGCCGCCAGCCGAGATCCACTCGACATCCGTGCCGCCGATGTTGACGGCGAGCACTTTTCCGGCGTTGCTGGTGTACGTCGGCAACAGGTTCGTGCGTGCGCCAGAGGCCGACGATGCGCCTGTGCCGCCATCGACCACGGCCAGATCGGTAATGCCGGTAACGCTACCGCCGGAGATGCTGACGCTGTTGGCATTCTGGGTAGACATGGTGCCCAGACCAGAAACCGCCGTGTTAGCAATCGAGATCGACGTATTGCTCGCAGCGGTGAGTCTGCCCTGCGCGTCTACCGTGAAGGTTGCAACCTGTGATGCAGAGCCATACGAGGCCGCTGTCACCGCTGTATCTGCGAGGCTGATGGTTCTATTGGCCGAGAGGTCTCCGCCGCCAGAAAGCCCTGTCCCTGCGCTTACGGTACGCCCTGTCGGTACGCCGCCCAGGTTAGAGAGCGCGGTCGATGCGTCCGAGGCTCCGGTGCCACCGTCTGCGATGGCAAGGTCGGTAATGCCCGAGACCGAGCCGCCGGTAATTGCAACCGCGCTGGCGTTCTGCGTCGACATCGTACCGAGGCCGCTCACCGCCGTGTTAGCGATAGCGATATTGGTATTGGTAGCGGATGTCAAACGGCCTTGAGCGTCTACTGTAAACGTTGCAACTTGGGACGCAGAACCATATGCGGCCGCTGTAACGGCGGTGTTTGCGAGAGTCAGTGTCCTGTTTGTCGACAGATCGCCGCCGCCCGATAGCCCTGTGCCCGCCGTGAGCGTGCGACTCGTAGGCACGCCGCCTAAATTAGATAGAGCAGTCGATGCGTCGCTTGCTCCTGTGCCGCCATCTGCGATAGCAAGATCAGTGATTCCAGATACCGAACCGCCGGTGATCGCTACGTTGTTAGCATTCTGCGTAGATATTGTGCCGAGGCCGCTGATTGCACTGTAAGCAATAGAATTGGCTGTGAGCGCAGACAATGAGGTGATGTCAGAATTTGCCCCCTTTTTTGCGCCATCGGGCCAGCCGGTACGGACGACGACCTCGTTGTTCGATTCTTCAATGATGACCGATTGCAAAGTTTCGTCAACGATGATGCGCTCGGTCATCGCGTCACCTCTGCGTCTACAGTGAAGCAACCCTGCACGAGCCGATACACCGTGCTGCCCGAGACTAACTCTAGGTCATAGACATAGTGACCGGCGACGACCGCTGCCGTATCCGCTGCCGTTACGGTTAGCGTGATAGTGCCAGCCGTGCCGCCGAGAGCAATGCGCGAGTTCTCCGTGGTAAGCGACAGCAGCGTAGAGGATGATTCGACGGTTTCGCGCACTTGCATACGCGCTGTGTAGCCGGTCAAGTTCACCGCGCTCGATGAATCGTCGAGCCATGTCAACTGACGGCTGAAGGTTGCGCCTTGATCGCAAACGATGTCGTACTTGGCGGCCATAGTTATGCCTCCACCGCAACAGCCGGTCTGACTGGGGTCTGAACGAACTCCATCGGCTCAATCGGATCAACCATCTTGCGTGCATCTTCAGCACTGATCGGGAACGACTGGATGAGAATCTGAACCGCCGAGTCCTTCGGCAAAATGTTCTCCCTCACCTTCGCAAGCACGTCGATCATTGCAGTGATCTGCACGCCCGTGAATGCTTGCTCCGCATCGCTCGCCACAGAGATTGCGCTATCCGGCGCGATCGTGCCGCTCAACTCGGTTTCGGCTTGCTGCTCTAGCAGTACGTCCTCAAGATCAAGCCCGCGTTCTGCAAGGGCTTGCGTCTTTGTCATCAAGCCATTGTTGATAGCGAGAATCTGCGCCTCCGCCTCATTGCGCGGATCAACCCACTGCCAGCCACGCGGCACCCACTGGGTCGCGCTGAACTTGAAGAACTTGTTTGCCGGAAGGTTAATCACGCCAGAGTCGAGCGTCTGTCGCAGCCAGCGCAAGTAGACCGGCTGGCAGAAATGCTCAATGACCCAATGCTGCACGGTGCGCCAATGGTCGCGCTCCTCGAGCAGTCCTTGGCGGATAGACGAATACGATACCGCCTCGAGATCATTAGCCAGCGACGTATAAGACACGCCGAGGCCGGAGGCTATGCCGCGCAGCATCGCCTTTTCAAAGTCCTTGAAAGCCGTCGAGGGATGCTGCGGATCGTATGCCTTGAAGTCTACGCCCGCGGGCAATTGCGAGAACTGCCCCGGCTGCACGTCCATATTGAGCGTGCCGTCCGGTGCAGTGCCATCTCCTTGGTACTCGTCGCCGGACTCCGAGACGAAAAAACCCATCTTGGAAGCCGACACTCGCGCTGCGACTAACTCGGCCTCTTCGTAACCGCCGAGCATCTTCAGTCGCGTCATCGAGGTGGCCGTCCACGGACTGCCGCGATTCTGGCCGATACGATCCACGCGGAATGCGTGAATCATGCGCTCGGCTGGAATGCGCTCTGTCTTGGGGTTCGTCGTGCCGATCTGATAATCATCGGGCGGACGTACCCGCACATGGTAAGCGACCGGACGGCCCGAGGCATCTATCTCGATGCCCATGCGAATCTGACCGCCGTTTGCCAGAATCTCGTTCTTGTCTTGATCCACAAGGTCGGGATCAATGAACTGTAAGCGAAAACGGAATGGGTTTGCATTGTCCTCTACGAACAACACAAAGCACTCGCCGTCTCGCGCTACGCTCTCAATGAAGACGCGCTGCGCGTCGATCCACGATAGCCGACCGTCTACCGTACAGACACCCGGCTGCGCCCACGCATAGAACGCCGCCTCTAACTGTTGGTTCGCTACTTGATCGAGCGCACCCGTCTGCTCACGCGCACGCACCTGTAAAGTGATGCCACGCGGCCCGACGACGTTGGTTGCTACGAGATCAAGATACCGCCGCGCATAATCATTGTTTTGACAGAGATCACGCGAGCGAGCACGCATGGCTTTAAGTGCATAGCGTAGATCGCTGTCGGCGGTCTTGGTTTGCACGAGCCAGTCGGAGAAAAGCCGTCCGGTGTTTGCTGCGTCAAAGGATCGCTTGCGAGGCTTTGGCGTTTGTCTTTTGAAATAGTCGAGTAGACTCATGCCGTAAACCTCACGCGAATGGTGGCATTGGTTCCCAATCCCTTGGCGATCTGTTCGGCCCTGCGCTCTCGCGTCACCTCACCCTTGAGCCGTTCGCGTTCGGTCAAAAGGTCGGCACGATTCCAGCGCGAGAGCGAGCGTCCGGCAATCGAGTAGGACGCGGCTGCAAGGTTGGTCGGGTCTTTTAAGTACGTTTCGACATTGTCGAGCGCAATCTGCGCGAACGAGCGCGGATCGGCTGAACTGGTCGAGCGGTTCGGCGCAACCTCAAAAACGCCCTTATCGACTTCGATACGGGCAGAGTCCGAGGTGCGGGTGATGTATGCGACCCAGTGATACCGGCCTTCTTCGTAGTTGGCTGTCGTGGTTGAGGATACCGAGACGGTGTAAGCCTCGGTCGAGCCGGTGGTCGAGATAGAAATCTTCTCGCCCGTGATCTCTCGACGCGCAATGTACGAAAGGCTATAGGCCGACGATGGGTAGTCCGTGACTAAATCGGTGCGCTTCCACGCCCAGAGATCGCCCGCTTGCAGAGCGGTCGGCTCTCGGGTCGGATAATTCGCAGAGTCAAAAAGGTTAGCCATAGACTACCCCTAGATTTATTGTACCGGCTCCGAAGGCGGAACCTGTGGCTCGGCCTGCTCTTTAATCTTCAACACCAAAGGCCATGCGCCAGTTTTAGTGGGCAGATCGCCGAGCACTTGCAGAATGGCGTTGACTTCTTCAATCGTCAATTCGAGTTTGATCATTACGCTACCCACGGCAACTTAGGCGAGACAATCGGAGGATTCTTCTGGTTCTGAATCTGCCCCTCCACCGCAGCCTCGGTCGCGTCCTTATCCACGCCGTTGGCCCAAATCCAGCCCAGCACTTGATCCTGCGTGAGATCGGCATACTGGGTGAAAGCACCCTGCACGACGGGAAACGAACAGGTCGAGTAGACGCTGCCGTTGTATTGGCCGTCTACGCCGTTGCACTGCCAGTGCGCCGTGACGACGTAATCCGCGCCCTCTGCGGTTTGCGGGATGCAGTTAAGAACCGAGATGTTCCATGTGATTACCGTAGACATTTATTTGCTCTCCAATGCGGCGACTTTCGCCTCAAGTTGTTCGATGCGGGTCATTGCTTCTTGCAGGGCTTTGATGGCAGCGTGGTACATATCAGTCGTGTAAATTGACTTTAGCGGCACACCGTCCTCTGGCGTCTCGCCCCACCCGTCAACGTCCACAAACTCCGGCGCAACAGACTCTACTTGCTGAGCAATGGCGCCGATGTTGTCATCGTCGTGCGTCTGATCTTTGTACTTAAACGCAACGATTTCAATGGCTTTAATCTTGTCCCAGTACGAACCAACTGGACGAATATCTGTCTTTGTGCGCTCGTCAGATAGGTTGGCGTCATTGGCTTGGTAGTTGGCAATGCCGCCGTTTGAGCGAATGCTTGCTCTTAAATTTGCGGCATCGTTATCCGCGCAATACAAAAACTCGTTGCCTGTTCCGTTTGGAAGTGCTTGATAGCGAATTTCAATCCCATACGCATTCGCGGCAGTTGCCGTGTTGTTCCTTATTTGGAACCGCGAAGCATCAGACCAATTGAACTCGTAGGCGGATGTTGTTGGACCGCCGCCGTAAGTTCCGTTAGTCGAGAACTTGCTATAGCCCCCGCTCGTGATGCGGGCGCGTTCGGTCAGAACTGTATCAGTTGCTGTGGAGAAAGTGAGTATGCCGTCATTGGCAGAAGCGCCACCTCCTGTTTTTGTTCCAGTAATTCGCGCCAAATCTCCATTGCCGTTAATCCACGAAATATAACCAACGTTTTCACCTGCGTTATAAAGACGTATATATTCGCTATCAGATGAACTGTTTGTAGTTGTTTGAAGGTTTAGTTTTGCGCTACCAGTTGTACCACCTACAAATAAATTAGAACTCGCATCCAGCGTCATCGCCTGCGTGAACGAGATGGCATCGCTGCCGGTGCCGTTCCATGAGGGGGCGGTGAACCAGTTATGTTGGCCCGACTGCTGCCGATAAAGTGTGGCGTAGTTGCTTGTGATGTAACGGTTGGCTGCTCCGCTGTCTACATAAGCATTATCTGACAAAAACGTAAATCCGCTTGTGGATTGCCACAAAGCGCCTGTGGCACCAACCTGAAGTGCTTTATATCCGCTTGCCCACGCACTCGGCGATACGCCCAAGCCGAGGTTGCCGGAGGAGTCAAGGCGCATTTTTTCTGTTGTACCTGTTGCGTTGTTGTTTGTACCAAACGCAAGGTAGCCGCTAAAGTTTCCTGCCGTGCTATTTTCTTTACGCCCAACAAGCGTACCAAACACAGCAATAGAACTTGTGCCGCTGTAATAACCACCCAGCGCAAGCCCTGCACCTTTGTCAATCGCGGCAGAATCGGTACTGAATGCTTGAATTGTTTGATATTGGTCTATTGCTGCACTTGCCGCACGAACGTCTAATTTACTTAAAGGCGAACTCGTCCCGATGCCGAGGTTGCCGGAGGAGTCAAGCGTGGCTCTTACCGCGCCGTTTGTGGCAAGTTGTAGAGCGGTAGTGTTATTAGTCCCCAAAATGCCAGCATATGCACTAGAGCCAGTAAATACTGCGCCGCCAGCAGACGATTCAACGCCGACATAAATTTGACCGCCAGTGTTTGTAAAGTCTGCTGTTTGACGCGCTGTTGCGTTGCCAGTAAAGGTGGCATTGCCACGAACATCTAACTTCGCACCCGGCGAACTCGTCCCGATGCCGACGTTAATCCCCGACGCTGTGTAGAGCGAGGTGGAGGTGAGGCGCATACGCTCTGCGCTTGCCCCGCCGTCGTACCATATCCACGGATCGTTAGTGGTGTAATTGTAATAAATAAAACCCAAAGTGCCGCTGCCAAGCGCCGTTCCTGCATCCCCAATAAACCAAGACCCAGAGCCGTTTCTAGTGCCGGTAATTGCAGCGCCGTAATTTGTTGCGCTTGATCCTTTTAAGGTCAAAACCGCAGCGGTGTTTCCCGTGCCTCCAGTTCCAAAGCCAAGTCCATTCGTCCCATCAAAAGTCAGCGCACTCCCCGAAGTCGCCACCTTGCTGCCGTTCAAGTACAACACGCCGTTGGCGGTGCCGCCGTTAAGCGTGACAGTCGAGGAAGTGGTAAGCGTAGTAAACGAACCGGCTGCGGCAGTCGAGCCACCGATAGCAACGTTGTTCATCGTGCCAGCGGTTGCGGGGTTGATCGTTACCGTGCCGGTTCCGGTCGGAGCAATCGATACGGCTGCGTTAGCAGGGTTGATATTCGTTGCAACTTCGAGCGACAGGTTACTACCGCCACCCGCGCCCCATGCTAATTGACTCGTACCGGAGGCGTTTCTCAGTTGACCACCCGCGCTACCTACTGCGTCGACATAAGGCGAGACAACTTTAGTCGTACCCGTTAAAGTCGTAAACGTACCGGCAGCGGCAGAGTTCGCGCCGATGGTTGTGCCGTCGATCGCGCCGGAATTGATATCGACGTTCGTTACGCCCGCGGTCATTCCTGCGCCGACGAGTGCGCTGGCGGTGATCTTTTTCGTCTCCGTTGCGCTCGTGTCAACAATCGGGAGCACGTCCGTTGATGCGGCTACGTCTCCTTGGGCGAGCGATGTCAGTGCGCTGATTTTTTTATCGGCCATGCGTTATCTCCATCCGTTCATCCACCCGCCGCGAGAAGGCACGGGGCGACGTTGTGGTTTTTGCGGTTGTACTGTGACTTGCGTTTCGGTAACTGGTTCGACCTTGCGGTTCGGCAATATCATCGGCCCGTTGCGCCCTATAAACGCTGCGTAGGCGTAGACCAAGCAGTCGAGGGCTTCCGTGCGACTGCCCGAGGAGCGCGGCTTATACGACCGCACGCGCCGCCCTTGCACCATGCGATAGATCAATGTCTCGGCGGTCAATTGGTCAAAATAGACCTCATCGACCGAGACGGGAAAATGAATGTATCCCGCCCCCGGTTGGTGTACGCGCTTCATGCGCCCGTACAGCACATCTTTTGCTGTATCAACACCGACTATAAAAACCTGCGCCGAGGTTTTCCCTGCCCGTCCCGCTGAC